GTAGCGGCATTGGTTGCAGAAGTCTCTGCAGAGGTTGCAGAGTTACTGGCTGAGGTTGCGCTGTTAGCGGCGGAGGTAGCTGAAGATGCGGCTTCTGCGGCTTTTTCTGTTACAGTGGTAACGGTAGTATCTGTAGTGCTGTCACCTTGTCCACCTGTGCCACGAAAAATAGCCATTTACATCTCCAGTGTATAGAATTAGGAAGACCCCTCCGGAGAGGGGCCTAGGTAGGATTACTTAGGAATTGAATACCAAAGTAAGTGCTGACTCAGGACGTAATACTTTTACGCCGTACAGAGTGTCTGCAGTGAACAAGTCACCTAAGTACTCTTGCTTGTACTGAGTCTGAGTGCGAACACCCATTTGCTCTGCAAATACCATTGCGTCACGATGACCCAAGATACCTGCTTTCAACTCACCACCTGCAGAGTTATCGCCTGCAGTTTCTACGACAGGGCAGTTTGTTGAAACGTAGACTTGAATACCGTAGAGTGATCCAATGTTTCCATTTGCTACAGGCTGACCTGATACGAAATCAGATGAGTTGTAACGATCAATACCACGGATAGTCTGTACTACTGAAGGAGGAACAACGAGAAAACGCTGATCCATTGGTACGTCATTGTCGTCTAACTCTTTAACAGCTTCACGGAAACCTGTATCAGAGAAGATATCAGCCGCCGCAACAGTGTCAACAGCGTAGGCTGTCAATCCTGTAGAAGCATCCATGTAGAAGGAGTTAGAGTGAACGTAGTCTGCTCCGTCTGAGTCACCGAATGACTTAGCCAATGCAAACAAGTCAGTGTCGACTCGCTTAGCAAGAGCATAACCTGCATCAGAAGTGTAGAACTGACGCATAGAAGCAAGAGCTTGTACATCAGTAATGTCTTCGATCAAACGAGAGTACTCGTAATGCTGATCGATTGTTACTTGTACTTCTGACTCAGTTGCCGCAATCAGTGTTACCTGAGTTTCAGCAGACTTAGCAGATGCATCGCCACGAGTAGGCTTAGGGATGTGAAGTGTGTCGCCCTTCTTGCCAGTCATAGGCATACGGTTGACGAGGTTGGCAAGTACGAGAGACTTCTCATATGCCGCTACGATTTCATCAGACCAGATTTCTGGAATGAAAGTTGCACCAGTTGTATTGGTGACGTGGTTAGTACCAAGTGCCATGTTAATTTCTCCTTAACACTATTTGACACGACCCTCGGCATAAGCTTGCATAATCTCATCACTGAGTGCTTGATACCGCTTAGGGTCTGTTTGCATAAGTTTAATAATATCAGCACGTCGATAGATCTTGCGACTTGGAGACTCACCTGAACCTTTAGCGTTACCTGTAGAAGCAGACTTTAACTGACGTTTTCTATCTGTCTCTTGCATTTCAGCGGTTTCTTTTACAATGTTCTGACGTTCTTTCCACGATGTGAGAAGTTCATCAGCCGCATCAAAATCAAACTTTTGATCTGCGCGTTGGTATAACTCTGTACGAACTTTAGATTTTGCAACCCATTCTCCAAACTTATCACTCTGGATAATATCCTGAAAGCCTGGATGAGAAGATTGAAGTTTGTTAATAATTTCCTGTTGCTTCATAGCGCGAGAAAGTTCTTCAACTTCTTTTAACTTTGGATGATTTGCAAATTTTTGTTCTATGTACTTGTCAGGATCATCAAAGATGTCAATATCTTCGACAGTTTCTTGTGGGCTATTCTTGGCTTCTAGGTTTGTCTTAACGAAATCATCAACAAGTTTACGGAGTTCGCCTACTTCTGAGGATTGCTTTCCAAGTAACTTTTCAGCCTCTTGATGCATTTGGACAATATCTTTAATGTCCTTGCCCCGATACTTTTCGGGGATTTCATCTTCAGCTTCTTGTATCTCTTCAGGCTCTGCAGGTTGTTCCTCTTCAGGAGTCTGCTCTTCCTCTTCAAGCGGTGCGAATGTTTCTCCCTCGTTTAATTCTTCGGGACTTGCATCTAAAAAACGTGCCATATTGTTAAACTCCGTGCCGTAGCATTATGGAAGTAGTTAAAGTTTAGCGGCTCTCTCGTGATCCTTAGCCCACTTGTCATCAGCATCGGGCCAACCAACGCCTTTGAAATGTGTTCGGATCGGAGAGATTATCCGCTGTGCTGTGTCACCACATTCTAAACATGTTACAAAGTTGTCACTGTGTGTCCAGTGTTCTTCGATATGTTCACATTGGGTGCATTTATAATCGTACCGCTTAAGCATCATCTTGCCTCATCAATACGTCATAAGCTGATTTCATCCCTGTCTCAAAGCGTCTTACTCTGAACAGGGCTTCGCGTTCACCTTTGACAAACGCTAAATGCGATTCATTCTTAATATCTTCAATACGATGATGGTCAAGAATGTCGTTTATTTCTTCTACGAATTGTTTCCAACCCGGATGTAAAAATAAATCAAAATAAGTTTCGTAATACTTTTGTTCTTCAGGACTCAATGAGTTTCCCCTTTACTTGAATGCAAATATTATACCATACTTTTGTTAATTTGTCAAGTCTTTTTCTTGACTCCGTGTTGTTTTTGTGGTAGTCGGCTTCTTCATAGACTCTTCAAGGGTAGTTAAACGCTTGTCAAGTCTTTCAAGAATGGCATTCACTTGTACTAGAATGTTGTCCACGTCTTGCTTAGTTACCATTACTTTGCCTCATTTGTTGCTCTACAATATCTTCTTTACTTGCAATCTCACGTTCTTTTAATACTAGCTCAGCTAGTTTAGCACGACGATTAAATTCTTTATCATCTTCAGATTCACCCAAGTTACGAGCAATTGCTTCAAGACGTTTAGTCTCCGCTTCTTGTGGTAACAATTGAGTTTCAACTTGATTCTGTTCTACACGAGACATAATCTCTGCGGTCTGCGCTTGAATGTTTTCAATAGTAGACTGTTTCTGCGCCATTTCCATTTCAACTTGCTGTTGTTGCATTGCTTGCATTTGAGGATCAGGAGTATTTGCTTCACGTAATTTCTGAATAACTTCTTCGCGATTCGACAAGTTCATGTTATCAACAATCGACTCAATCAACAGTGGGTACATTGGTGACTCAGGAGACATTGTTTGTAACAACTGAACTAACTGAGTGACTTCATACTCACGAGCAATAATACCAAGAGAGGACGTAGTAACAAACTTGAAGTCTTTAACCGGATAATTTTCAGGATCAAACTGCATATACCGATGGGCAACTTTTGCAACCATAGGTAGTAAGAATGCTTCTTGGAAGTTAATCAATGTACGCTTGTGACGCTTAATGATAGCACCCAGTGACATAGAAATCCCTGCGGCTGTGCTATCTCCATTGATAGATCCGGGAATACCTGCGGCATCAATAGCACCTGTAGCCATCTGAACCATTTGTTGTAGCGATGCAGACTGGTTAAAGGTGTTAGGATCTAATTGACCAAAGTTAAACGGCTGAAGAATCTCTGCAGGGTTACCATTAGTCAAGATAGCCTTACCCGGACGTACTTCTAGCTTAGCACCACGAGGTAGACGTGAGGCATCAACAGCCATCATTGGGTGTACAGTTAAACTTAATGCATCAATACGCGCACGTAACTCAGTGTCAAGAGCTTTCTGTGCGTTGTATCCTTTCTCACAGACACCACGACCCCAGAAGCGACCCGGCACTACGTCCCATGGGAAAGCCACTACCGGACGATCTTGCATCATGTAAGGGTTAGGCTCTGCTTTCAACAAAATGCCGTTGTTAGCAATGACAACCATAGCTTCGACATACTCGCTTTCAAAGTCGTCGTCTTCATCTGTAGTTAATAACTCAGAAGGCACAAGACCATAGTATTTAGTTAAGCGGACTTTGTCTTCAAAGTGTACAGTGAGATCTTGATCTGGCTCTAAGTCGCTGTCAGGAGGAGCAGTACCGACTTCAATATCGTCGTACACACCTTGCTCTTGAAGCATTCTAACCTGATGGTACGGAACAAATTCATCAATCGCAACACCTAAAGCTTCTTTAACATTTGTGGCAACAGGATCAATCAAAAAGTTTTGCGGCATAACAGGGCGTAAAGAAAAGACTGTCCGTGTTTTTTCCATAACTCCAACTGCTTGCATGTCACCGTCAAGAATTGGTTGCGTTGCAGGAATAAACTCTTTGACTTCTTCTGCAACAATCTCTCCGATACCTGTACCGAATACAGCCGCATTAATCAAACACTCTGCAATTTGCTTGCGTACACCTACGAACTTAAAGTCTTCTTCTAGTTTGTTGCGGATGTATTGGATGTCACCTTGATTAGGATCAACCATGTCATCTTTAATGTCAAAGAAATGCCCGCGTCCAAAAGTAGCCTCTTCAACTTCTGCAACACTAGACTCAACAGCCTGTTGCAATGCAGGAGAAATAATCCGTGAACGCTCGGA